TCGGACGGTTCAGGTCTGCTCGGACGCTGGCGCAGAGTTCGGCACACGCCACGAGGTCAGCCTCAGCCTCGCCAATGAGCGTCCAAATCCGCGCCAGTCGGCGGTCGGACAGTGAATAAAGATAGCGAGATTTTTTCGTCAAGAGAAGTTGCTTTTTCCGTTCGGGAGGTGTACCGTTGTGTTCACCACAACGGTACACCTACAAGAAAGGAAGGCTAATGGCAACAACCACTAACAAGGCGATGGAGGCATACCTCGCCGCTCTCTCCGCAAAGGAGAGGGCAGAGCAGGCGTGCGAGGAGGCGAAGGCTCTCCTCATCGCATCGTTCAGCGAGGCAGGCATCAGCGAGGGCGAGTGTGGGGAGTTGCGCGTCGCGCTCTCTCCCCGCGAGCGTCGCTCGTTCTCCGTGGAGAAGTTGCGGTCGCTGGTCAGCCCTGCCCTGTTCCGCAAGGTCACGAAGGCGACCGTGGACACGAAGGCGTGGGATGCTTCCGTGGAGAACGGTGCCATCGCCAAGACGACCATCAAGGCGGTCGTCAGCACGACGGACTACATCGCAGTCCTCGTCACGCCAGCGAAGGGCGCGGAGAAGCCGGTCAGCAAGGCTTCCGTCGCCTAGTGCGGTTCTGTGGGGGCGGTGGCGCGAGTCGCCGCCCCCACTACCGACGAATAAAGATAGCCTCAACCCAACTAACGAAAGGTACTGAAATGAGCGAGAACATCAACGAGGACACCGACCCCACCATCGCGGAGGGTATTGAGCGACCGGACGCTGGAGACTTCCCCGAGGGCGTGTCCTACTGGACGCTCCACCTCGCGCAGGAACCCATCAAGGTCGTCCTCAACCCGAGCGCAGGGTACGCAGAACACGAGCGCGAGGCGCGCAGGATCGCCATCAAACTCATCAGGGAGATCGGCAAGGCAGACCCTCACGCCATCTCGTGGGATGTTCAGGAGAGCGACGAGGAGGAGTTTGGCGACCTCGGCGGCGATGTGGATGTGTACGGAATGTGGAGCGACGGCGAGTGACGCACGACGAGGCGCCGCAAATCTGCCAGAACTGCTACCACGCAGAGGAGAGCGTGGAGGGCGGTCTGTGCGAGGACTGCTTCCGGTCTATGCCGGTCGGGAAATGGATGGACGCGCCGTGGCAAAGGAGGGATGAATAAAGATAGCGGCCGCTCGTCGGCCAGGATAGCCCCGCGTGCATGTGCAGTCGGCGGGGCTTCCTGGCGCAGGGGCTGGCCGGCGTTGATCTCCGCGTCGGGCGAAGGGGTGGCGAGACAGCGGACGACCGGAGTGGTGGGGGTGCAGGACGCTCGGAAACCCCATTGGTCATTGACGGTGGTGGAAGAACGACCTGAATAAAGATAGAGGAGTTGTGTGGGGCAGAGGAGGGCTGGTATGGTCTGGTACATGGGCTTACTGCCCAGTCAATAACAACCAACGAAAGGACAATAATGGCAACAGTAGAGAAGCGCATTGAGAAAATGAGCGAGAGGCTCCGTAATCTCCGCGAGGAGAAGGGCTGGTCGCAACAGGAACTCGGCAACAGGGCTGGCATTGACCGCAAGACGGTGAACCGTATTGAGAACGGTCATTTCTCCCCGAGCATTACGACACTGTTCATGCTCTCGGATGCACTGAAGGTAGATGCCGCCGACATTCTCGGCTGAACCCGTGACCGGCCTGTCGCGAGCCGTGTGGCAGGCCGGTCGCCGGAATAAAGATAGCGAAAGAGTTGCAATACGGTGCCAACGATGGTACTGTGACCTCACCAACAACAGAAAGGGACACAATGGACACGAACAACGAGAGCGTCAGGAATGATGCACTCATCATCACAAAGGATGTGCTGAAGCGCACGCAGAACGCGAAGGCGAAGATGTGCGGTGAGAAGCCGATGAGCGACGCACCGCCGATGATGATGCTCGCAGTCGCAGTTGAGGAGGGCGAGGACGGCTACGAGGAACTGTCGGAGTTCTGCTCCGACCTCGGACTGAGCCGCACCCTCAGCGTCGGCTTCGCTCCCCTTCTCAGCGAGAAGGACGACATGGTGGACGCTCTGCTGGAGAACGCGAAGGGTCTTGCTGGCAACCTCAAGACCGAGCATCTGTTCTTCGTCGCGGAAGGCTATATGAAGAAGTTCGGCAACGAGGATGCAGACACCGAACTCGCCAACCACTCGCGAGGCGACCTTGCCAAAGACTTCTCGGAGAACCCGTTCTCGTCCGTGCGCGAGGGCATCATCGTGACCGGAGTGGACTGGAATGCGTCGGTCATCACCGTCGCGAATGTGACCTACACCTACGACGACTTCGGCGTGCCTGTCTACGACGAGCCGCACTTCTCGCAGGACGACATCAACGAGGACTATCTCCGGCTCGCTACCACGGGTCGCATGGCATCCGCGATGGTGGCATCCGTCGCGATGATGAACCTCGGCTGGCAGATGCGCGACTTCGCGCAGTTCATGCAGGAGAAGCCGGACAACGAGCGAGAGGGGGAGTAATGGAGGTCGCGACCGAGGAGCGCAACATCATCCTGACGAAGATAGATGCGTTGCTTACCCTGTGCGGACAGCGTAATCTCATCTCGTCGTCCGAACTGGCCGATGCACTGCTGGACATGAGACTGGCAGTGACCACGAATAAAGATAGCGACGAGGGCAAGTAATGAAGCAGATAACCGACGATTACATCGCGCGCGTGTGGGACGGCCTCTGGGACGAACTGGAGGCCGCCCACAAGTCCCCATTCAGTGTTCCCATTGACGAGCGAAATGCGGCCTCGGAGAAGTTGCGCGCGCTCCACGTGGTGCAGGAGTGGCAGCGCAGCAGCCCTACCGCGAGCCTCGTGGCAACACTGAACTCGTACTCCATCACGGAGGCGGCTATCGACTGGATCCTCGCGGAACACGCGACTGATGCAGTCAAGAAAGCCGCGCCAACAGAGAGGCCGCAGTCACGCAAGCAGAAGTGGGGCGAGTTCACGAAGTGGGCGAAATCGCACGCAGGCCAGGAGTTCACCACGGAGCAACTTGCAGAAGTCTCCGGCTTCTCGTATGCGGCGACGCTATCTTTCATCAAGAGCAACCCACTGTTCCTGAAGGTCAAGAAGGGCGTGTGGCGCGTCGCTTCAGAGGGTAAATAAAGATAGCGATGCTGGCATTAGACCTGCTCTGTTGTCTCGGCCTCGTGTTGGGTATGGTCGCGAACCACATCACGCGCGAAAGCTGAGGAAGCCCCGCTGGCGGCGCGGGCGGCGGGGCTCCCTGGCCGGCGCCGGCGCGTGGGCGGGGGACGGTGCGGCGAGGGGGTGGCGAGATAGCGGCGCGGCGCGCACAGCGGCGAGGAGGGCGCGCGAGGAGAGAGAGGACGCGCACCTGCTCTTGCCCATTGACGGTGGTGGATGACTCTGCCCACGGGTCGGGGACTGAATAAAGATAGCGACACGGATGGTGCGGTGCCGCCTGAATAAAGATAGCGACGGGGGCGCGAAAAAAATCCGAAAAAAATCCCGTCCGGTAGTTGCTTTCCCATACCATCCCTGATACGGTCATCACTGCCATAACAACCCACTACCACAAGGAGTAATCAACATGGCATCCAACGCAACATCCACCACCGAACTGCCGCAGTGCTGGCAGGACTTGGACGACTGCCTGAAGTCGGGCATTGACCGAGTCATCCTGTTCGGCCCTGCCGGAGTCGGCAAGACCTACGGCGGCCTCTCCCTCGGACACACCGAGGGCGGTGCCTACCGACTGGTCTGCACCGAGGACATGACGACCCTTGATGTGACGGGCGGCTTCCTGCCGAGCGGCGACAAGGGCTTCCAGTGGCTTGACGGTTCCGCGCTGAAGGCGTGGAAGGGCAACGGCACTGTCGGCGGTCGTCTCGTCGTGGACGAGGTGGACAAGGCAGGCGGCGATGTGTTCGCCACTCTGCTCGCGATGCTTGACTCGCCGGAGAGCGCGTCGTGGGAGCACCCGATGACCGGTGAGGTGGTTCGTCCTCTCGCTGGCTTCTCGGCGGTGATGACCACGAACATTGAGAACATGGGTGAACTGCCCACGGCTCTCGCTGACCGGTTCCCCGTCCGCATCCGCATCAACGAGCCGCACCCGACTGCTCTGCTCCGTCTGTCCGAGAACCTTCGTGGCTACGCGGTTCGCATGGCTGACGCGGGTGACGAGCGCATCTCGCTCCGTGCATTCATGGCACTGGACAAGTTGGCGCAGTCGCTCGGCATGGAGCGTGCGTGCATCCTGACCTTCGGAGAGCGTCGCGGTCGTCAGGTTCTTGACGCTATCGCGGTGGACGCGCTCGCCTGAAATAAAGATAGCCTCAACCAACCACTACAAGAAAGGCACTAATCCCACCATGAGTACCACCAACACTCGTGGGGAGTCGGCAAAGCCGTTCCCCCTGCCGCCGATGGCGGCAGGGGGGCGCGCTATGCGCCCGCTTCCCGCGATGCTCAACCGCTCCGACATTGGCAACGGAGCATGGCGTGTGGAGGACTGTCGCGCAGTGCGCGGCGAGCCGTCCACCGACCTGACCAACCGCGTGATGTTCGCGCCGCGAGAGGACACTCCAGTCGCTCGCGTCATCCGCGCCCATGAGATGCTTCACGCAAAGGTGTCTCCGAACGCGGAGCAGTGGGCGGCTTGGGTCGCTCGCGGCATCGCATCGGAGACTGCTCTCATCGTGTGCGAGGAACTTCGCGTGAACTACCTCGCTGGCAAGGCAGGCTTCCCTGTCGCTGAACACCTGTCTGACGGCAGTGAACTCTCCGCTGGGGAGCGCATGGCTAAGGATGGTGACTGGGCAGGTTGCGTCGCTATGGCTATCGCTACCGCTGGCACTGCTGGACACAAGCAGTTCCTCAACGGAGTGCGTCGTGCGAACCGCGACTGGGGCAAGCACCTGAAGTCCATCGCAACTCGCGGACTGAAGGAAGTGAAGAAGGCAGACAAGGGCTCATCGCGTCGCTCGCGTGTCGCGACTCTTGGCACCGCCGAACACCTTGAGGAAGGTCACTTGCTTCCTCTTGGCTTCGCGGTGACGGAGCGCATCGCGGAGTGGGTGGACAGGCTCGCCGCTTTCCCGCCGCCGCCGCCCGAGACTGCCACGGCTGGTGCCGCTGGTGCCACGACCGGCGAGGATGGGAATAAAGATAGCGGCACTCCCCGTTCGGGCGATGTGACTGCTAGCAACGAGGGAGACACGCACGGAGAGGCACGGCGCGGTGGCAACCCGTCGCTCTCTAAGATCGTCCCCACGAGCGAGGCTGGTCGTACCGCTCCGTCGTGGGGCGACCTCCGTTTGGAGCGTCTGCCCATGCCGCGCTACAGCAAGGGGAGCATCGGCAAGCGTCGTGTCGCGACCAACATGGGTCGTCGTCCTCGTCGTATTCACCGGATGCTCACCGACCCATCCATGCGCGTCTTTGACCGCACGGTGCGTGGCAACGGTGGCATGGTCATCATTGACGGCAGTGGCTCTATGGACTTGTCGCTGGAGCAGGTTGCGAACATGACCGAGGCGGCTGGTGGCTGTACGGTGATGATCTACTCTGACCGCTCGTACGACAAGGACAGGAAGAACGCATGGGTCGTCGCTGATGCCGGTCGTATGGTGGAGACACTGGACGGCGCGGACTACGGCTACGGCAACGGCGTGGACTTCCCTGCCATTGAGTGGGGCGTGAAGAACCGACCGAACTCTCGCGTTCCGGTGATTTGGGTGACTGATGGTGGGGTGTGTGGAGCGGGCGACCGCTTCTCTAACCTGCTCGCGATGCAGTGCATTGAGTACGCACGGCGCAACAACATCATCATCGCACCCGACGCGGACACGGCAGTCGCGATGCTTCGCCGCCTGAACAACGGCGAGCGAGTGGACAGCGAGTGGCCCCACTACTTCCGCGAGGTGTACCGCGAGATGATGGGGGTGTCGCTCTAGGAACGGACGCACGGTGGGTCGGGTCGGTAGCACGACCCGACCCACTCGTGGGGCTATCTTTATTCCATCCCTCCGGCTCTCGCGCCGACAGTGAATAAAGATAGCGACGATCGTCGGTCGCTCTCTCGCGCTAGGTAGTGGGATTACTCGCGCGATGGGGCGACCGACACACAAGCAAGCAACACACACAACACACACTAGAAAGGAACACACAACATGGATACAAGCATGAGAGACACGAGCGAGCGCGAGACTGAACTACTGGACGACCTTCGCGTGGTGCTGGACGATCTCATTCACTACCTAGACGGTATTCGGATGGACGTGGACACCGGTGAGTATGGCGCGGATGTGGCGGCACTGGACTACGACATCCTCGCGTCATCCGAGGTCGGTGGCTTCATGGAGATCATCCACGAACTCTCATCGCTTCGCACGAGCGAGGACACGGAGAGCGCGTCTGCCTAGCGATAAGAGCCTGCCTGCTACGACCATCGCGGCAGGCAGGCTCTCGCTATCTTTATTCCATCACCGTCGCGGCGTGCGCATGATCGCCGCATCGACGACGCGCCACAGGATGACGATGCATCCGATGACGGAAGTCTGCTGGTACGACAGGCGCAGGTCAGTCACCGACACGAACCGCAGCGCCCACAGCGACGCTTGTATCGCGAGCGACACGAGCGCGGAACCTATCGCAAGCCCGACGAGCGCACCGAACACCACAGGAGGCCAGGGACTCTTGCGTCTGCCGGCCGACGAGCTGGAAGCCCCGCTGCGGATCGGTGACGGCGGGACTGTCGTGAACGACGTGTTGCTCTTCCGTGACTTTTTCATGTTCATGAGTTCCTCGCTCCCTGGGCTAGGCAGCTTGCTTTCAGAAAATGGATTTTCTGCGCAAACCGTTAGTTTGGTTGACGGTGGTGGAAGACCCTAGATGTTGAGTTTCTTGACGATCTGGTGCACCCGCTGCCGGGACAGATCGAAGGAATCCGCGATTTCGCGCAGCGACATGCCCTTGATCCGCATCTCGCGAATCTCCTCATTTCGTTTGGTGTCGGTCGAAGGACCCGGCTGGAATGGACCCCACTGCCAGCCCGGAATGGACTGAATCTTGACGACCCGCTCCTGCGAAAGGAGGCCGTTCCGGTAGCGCTGACGGATGTAGCCGGCCCAGGCACCGAGGGAAATCTGCTTTTCCTCAAATGCTTCGACGTGGGCTGCTGGGATTTTTGAATGTCCTTCGCGCTTAATGAATTGCTCCAAGGCGCCAAGGTGGATATGGAATTTGGTGTTGTTGTCCATGCGGGGGACTCTAGACGAACATATGTTCGCCCTAGGGGAACTCCACTGCTCAGTAGAGGGAAATCGCTCAAAAATCCAGAAAACGGACAATCCCAGCTAGTTGTGCCAACTGAGCAAAAATCGGAAAAATGAACCCTCTGACATCGACCGGTTCGACGAGGATCCGTGCAGAAAACCGAGATTCGCGAATCTGCCCCGGCCGGGGGCCCCGGGCCAGGCTAGCCCATTGGCTCGTTTTTCGCTAAAAAAATGGGAAACCCACCAGATGATTGACGCTGCAAATCTTCCGCCCGGAGGTTGCATTTGACGATGTAAGTCGATACATTACTTACCAGTCAGTTAGTTATCACTAGCGAAAGGGTAACCGTGGAAGACAGGGCGACACATAGCAGTACTGTCTCCATGATCAAGGTAGAGAGAGCGGGGCTCCCCGCTGGAACGCGGATGCACATGCCGTACGCGGACGGTGCGCCGCAGCGCCACGAGGAAGCGGCCGATGGCACGAATAGACTTACTTGTGAACTTGTGAAAGGATTGACGGTGGTGGAAGACGACGATGACCTGAGTGGTTTTGACTGCATTGACTGCGGCATCAACACGCTCTATGGCGAGGAGTACTACATGCTGACGGAGGACGTCTGGCAGCACGAACTCGGTCTGGATACCGGTGCCGGAATGCTCTGCATCGGGTGTGTCGAATCGCGTCTGGGGCGCACGCTCAATAACGCGGATTTCGCCGATGTTCCCCTCAACTACAAGAACGACCGGTTCATGAAGTCAGACAGACTTTCCGATCGGATATCAAGGATTTAGTAAGTTCCCTGGCTTCGACATCGACAATCATAAAAAGGAGAAAAAATGAGCAATTCAGACTTCCCGGTTTTTGAGCCCGATGGGCCGAAGAAGTTCCGGGGCATTCCGATGAACAAAGACGCGTCTGGTCACAGCGTGGAGATCTTCAAGCAAATGCTCCTGTCTTCTGGACTGAGTCCAGAAATCGCAAACGAGGTCAGAGAGCAGATTGAGGAGGCATCGACATCCGATCGCACGAATGTCGTGTTTATTTTCACTGAGGGGACCTACGCGGTTACCGTGGTCCACGTCCCCTCCTCTGCACTAAATGGAGAACGCGGGCCCGTGCTCACCAGGGGATCCACTGACAACCACGTCATTGCTGCCTTCTCCATGGAGTACATCCGCGAGCGTCTGTCTGAGGTCAGCGATGGCGCTGGGTTCAGGACGGTGGAGATGGAATCTCTCTGGGTGGACGAGTTGGAAAAGCTCGCCGAGCAAGTTAGGTTTGAGCTTGAAATTAATCCGCCGTTTAATTGGACGACGGAACTTGACCTTGGCAATCTGGGAGACAACTAAATGTTGACGGTGGTGGAAGAGATGGATCCTTCGGGCCCGAGGACCTGGAATCAGGCTGCCGAAAAGTCGGTAAGCCAGATTTTCAGCTACGCATCACACGTGCGTGCACGTCTGGACCAGACGATCAGCAAGCAGGCCTCAGAGGCTGGCATGCTGACGGAAAACGACATCGCCCTCAATGGCGTCCTTGACATGCTGTCCCTCCTTGATGCGCACTTTGACGGAATGGTGAATTCGGTCAAGGTCCTTGAGGAGGACGAGATTTATTGGGCGAATGAATGGCGGATCCTGGGATGCCTGGCAGCTGCAATCGGAATGAAAATGTCGATTTTCACGCAGCCTCGCCAGACCCCGGACAGCAGGGATTTCCTATTCTACGAAGATCAGGAAATTCCGCCGGTTGAACTGGCACTCATGATCAGTGCACTCCTCTGCAGGAAGCAGAAGGATTACGGAAAAAGCGCCATCTCCCGGTTCGGCCGTGAGGGGCTCGTGGTGCGCGTTCACGACAAGTTGGCCAGACTCAGGAACTTGCTGCTCAGTGGAGGCAATCCCCACAACGAATCGCTTGTGGATACGTTCAGCGATATCATCGGCTACAGCGCCATTGGAATCATGTGGGAGCGAGGCTGGTTCCAGTTGCCTCTGGACCGAGACGCAGTCAAGTAATTGACGGTGGCGGAAGATTGCCGCCGGCCGAAGACACGTTCAAAAAACGAGAAAAAAAGGAGAAAACCATGACCTGGCGTGACACCTGGATCCTTGGAATGCATGCAGTAATTCTTTTCCTCTGGTACATCGACTCCAAGGCCCTTGAGTTCAAGCGGACTCAGCGCAAGTACAGGAAGATGATCAATTCAGATTTGGCAAAAATGAGCCAAGCCGACATCCAGGGGCCCCGGCCATCCAGGCCGGCTCATGATTATCAGATTAATGCATCTTCTTCCCAGCAGCTCTGGATGTTCACGAAGCACAAGGGACGAGATTCGTTCTACATGGACATTGAGAAGAGGCGCGAGGAGCAGCGCAGGAACCATCCGGCGAACCGGCACAAGCCCGGCAGTCCGGATGCGGGCATGTTCTGGCCGACCAACAATGATTGGAAGAAGCAGCAGCGCCGCAGGCCTCGCAAGGGAATCTTCACCTCCATGGATGAACTGATTCGCTTTGAGAAGAACAGGCGCCGGCGCCGAGGGAAGTAAATTTCCCGATAAATGAAATCGCCCCCGGGGAGCACAGCGTGGCCACCTACCTAACCTGCCTGCTCAACCCGGGGGCTTCTTTCACTTTCCAGTGGCGAAAGGGGAAACCACTGGACAGCCCCGCTAATATAGCGCACACAGCGGGGCCGTGGCGCAACTACCTGTGAACTGAGTTTTAGCAGTGGGGTTTCAGTTTTCCGTTTTTTGAACGACTTTCCTCAAGCTCCAGGTAATCCGCCCTGGATCCAGGGAAATTTGAAAAATCTGGCGTTTTGGCATTGACGGTGGTGGAAGAGTCTGCTAGGTTGACCGGCACTTCGTACCAATAGGTGCGGACGTCAGCGTGGCCACACTGCGCGGGAAACCTGCATGCCCAAAAACACTTTCCGGAAACGGAAGGTCTGCTTCTGGTCGCCCTCGCTGAAACTGAGCAAAAAAAAAGGTTTCCCCCCCAGACCCCCCCTTCCAAAGTATCTGAAACGAGATCTTCTCTCATCCACGTATTTATCCGTGGTTGAACAAGATCAGGTTTGGATACTCAAACTGGGTTGAATCTGGTTTTATGGAACCAGATTTGGTTTTTACCTAATGGGATTTGGGATTTCTATAAATTCTTTTTTCGTACCAATTCTGTCTTTTTCGTTTCCCAGGTTGACGGTGGCGGAAGAACCCGATAGATTGATCTCGCTCCTTCCGGATGGGGGACCCCTGTCGGGTAGCTGTACACGGAACGTCGGTTATCCGGACGAACCATCCGGGAGGAGCATTGAAAGGGGTCCACATGACTGAGACAAAGAAGCGCGGGCCGAACGCCCACACGAAGGACCAGAAGGCGAAGGCCGCCGGCGTCCCAATTGACCAGATTCGCGAGATTTTTGAGTACTGGAAGACAGCTTGCAAGAAGCAGCACCCGGTGCTTGATGAGAACCGAAAGCGCAGGATCGGCTGGGCAATCGCGACATATGGCATGGAGAACTGCCGAAAGGCAATCGATGGCTGCGCCGGCTCCGACTGGCACATGGGTGAGAACGCCATGGGCAAGTCCTATAACGACATCACTCTGATCTTCCGGAATGCCGAGAAGGTAGAGTCCTTCCTAGAGCGCGCGGAGAAGAAAACCTCCAAGAACGCCAAGGAAGAGTGGATAAATTCATCCGAGCCTTTCTGATTGACGGTGGCGGATGAAGCGCGCTGAACTCGTATCCCTGGTCGATCAGGCCTACGCCACCTACAACCAGAACCTCCCTACGGACGGAGACAGACTCAAAGCCGTGTATATGGCATGGTTCGCCCTCCTGCACGATCTGGACATCAAGGAAGCGCGCGCAGCCTTCACCCATTTGGCGGTGGTGGAAAGGTTCATGCCCAGACCGGGCGATGTACGTCGTACCGCAATAAATAGGCGTAATAATTTTACCCAATTTGAAGACGCCGTTTCTGCTTGGGGTAAATTTGTTGGGATAGTAAGAGACACCAATTCTGGTGTGCCCATTACAGTTGAGGTATCGGAAGCACTGCGCGAAACGATGAAGGCGCTAGGGGAAGCGGCCTACAACATGCACACGAATTCGGACAGAGATGCGTTCACAAAAACCTATGATCGTGTAGTCTCTGAGATCGATGAACGGAGATACGCCGTTCCGGAGGTAGAAGAGGACGGCTGATGAACCCTTTCCAGATATTCCTGTTTCTCATGGTTATTACAGGAACCTGGTTCTGGGTCTCCGAAGTCCGCGCCCCCCTCGGCCACAAGTTGCTTGTCATGGCTATTGCCATACTGGTCCTGAGGACGCTGGTTTTCCGCTAGTTTCTGGCCCGTGAGACGAAACCCGGGCCGGCCAGTATCAAAGCCAGAAAAGCCAGTAGTGACGCTGACATTGCGCGTCCCGAGGGAGTTCAAGGAACAGTTGATCCGGCAGGCAGACGCCGTCGATCTGACCCTGACGGCGTATCTCAAGACGCTGGTGGAGCGGGATGGCGCGTAGGAGCGAAAAGACGCGCTATGTGGACCGCTGGACGGGGATCGCCCTGCGGCTAAAGGGCAGATTCAAGAACGAGATCATTGAGGCTGCAACTAAAGCCGGCGTTTCGGTGAACGAATACGTGCTGTATGCGGCGTATGTGATGATCCGTGCCGAAAAGGCGATCCCAGAGCCGGGTTCCGCGCAGTATTCGATTCCGACAGTGCAGGAAGAAGTGGCGGCGTACCTGCGAGGCGAGACACTGCTCAAACCCTGCGGGCAAAAACAATGCGAGCAAACATTGAAGTCAATAGATTCACTGACGTTTTGCGAAACGTGCAATCTCAGAATCAGTTGAATTTGTATTTTGCAATTACAAATTTCGGAAAATTTTGAAAATGGCGGGCGCGCGCAAGCTTTTCAGGTTCTTTTCCCTTTCGGATGAGGTTCTTTTCCCCTTTTGGTTCGGTTCGTACTCTGCAACAACACCCGCTAGCCTAACCCTATGGATTGGATGGAGAACGACGAACTGTTCTTTGAACAACTCGCCATTGGCCACAAGTGGACCGAGTACGTCGCTGCCCGTCTGAATGCCGCTGGAGTCCCCTGCTACGCCACAAAGATGGAGAAGCGCAAGAACATCGCCGACCGCTCCAGATTCCAGAACGAACGCGACATCGTCCTCACCGCCACTGACGGCTGGCTGGAAGTCAAATCACAGGGCAATCAGCCCTTCTCCGAAGATCCTTCCGAATACCCCAAGCAGAGTGCCTTCGTAGACACCCTCTCTGGCTGGAGGCGCAAGAATCCGCGCCCGCTTGCCGTCATCCTCGTCCATCAGCAGACCCGAGCGATGCTCGTCATCCCCGTCTCCACCGAATCCGAATGGGGCACCTATACCGGCTTTGATCGCATCCGGAAGATTCAGGACACCTGGCTCACCGTCCAGAAGAAACACTTGCGGCGCTTTTCCGACCTCGTTGACTGGCTCAAGGCCCGTCAGATCAGTCGCCCCACATCTGCGCAAGCGTCGGCCGGATCGGCTTGATCTTCCGCTTCCTCTGCTCTGCTGCCAACTGCCTGCTCGTCATTCCTGCCCAGACACCGTGCATGTCGGCGGGTGGGAACTCCAGTGCGTACTCCAGACACTGGGCCTTCACAGGGCAGGCTTTGCACATGGCCCGTGCCTCTGCGATGTAGGTAATGTCCTTGTGCTGCTTGGGAAACATCATGTCGGTTTTTCCCTTGCAGGCGGCGTACTCAAACCAATCCAATCTTCGTATAGCAAGACCCTTTAACGGTTGGGTATTTTTATTGCCTGTTTTTTGTGTGTCCGAATCGGGGACGTTTTCCTGCGACATGACGGCTCTCTTCCCATAAAATTCCGGAAATGTAATTCCCCCTATGGAATTACTACCACAGAATTACCCCTCGTACACGGGGTAAGTATTGTCAGGCAGGGTTCTTGCAGAGGATGGCGAAGTGCCAGTGCCAGTGGCCGACTACAGGCCAGTTGATTCCGTCGTGCTTCCAGCCCTTCATCATTGGATCCTTCGGAATCATGTCAAATGCGTCCGTCAGGTCAATAAAACCGGTCGATCGGAGCAGTTTCTCTACACGCTCATGGTGGCAGTTCCAGTGGTGATGGGCGCCATCCCACCACTCAAGATCCGGTACGTGCGTGTCCTGAACATCCAGGTGCTCCATCACGGACTGCACCATCCACCATGGCTCCATGCCCTTTGACCAGCGCTGGATCGTCCGATACACGTCTGGACCGCATACAAGAACAGGTGCTCCGGGCTTTGT